CCAATCGTATTGACTCCTATCACCATTGCGGTGATGTACGCGAGTCACGTGTTGACAAAGAAGTCGAAGAGAGAAACTCAAGAAGCGACTCCGTATCAATTCGAAAAAGACACATTCATTGAAGGCTTTAACGAAGCGATTCAACATCAACGTCAACAACTCAACAAAATGTATAAAGGCAAAGCAAAATGAATACAAGAATCGTACAAGCAACAATCAACGACGTGAGCGAATATCGCGTCTACTACAATCAGTCAATCATTGCACGTTTTGAGAAGAACGTCTACGCTCAACAATTTGCAAACAGATTGAATGGCATTGGCTATGTTCTCGTGAACGAAGACAAAGACATTTTGTGTGTCTTTGATAGTGAACCTACTCTCGAAGAGATACAACATCAACTTGAAGAAAGTTACTCAATGGAGTTGCAAGTGAACGAACTTGCGCCCATCTCATTGTACAATCACTACGAAGTACGCGGTGACAACTTCACTGAGATTGTTGAAATTGTTAAAACTAGAATCATATGACACAATATCAATTTGCTATATGGCTAGGCTTTATCGTCATCTCTTTTACTTTAGGTTTCTATTGTGGTAAATATGACGAGCAAGAGTAAATAATTTGCGCGAATGTATATGAAAAATCAATAACAAAAAAAATATGAAAAAAGAATCACAACTCAAAAAAGTGAAGACACATTTGATGAATGGTAAGTCTATCACACCAATCGACGCTTTGAACTTGTATGGCTCGTTTCGACTCGCCGCATTGATTCACGTACTACGTCACAAAGAAGGACTAGACATCGTGTGCGATGAGACAGAAGGCTTTGGTAGATATTCAATAAAAGAATAATTTGCTATTAAGTTACAAAGCACTATTTTTGTAAGGTATTAAAGTTGTGTGCGAGACAACTATCAACAGACCTTTGCCCTCGGCAAGTATCGAACTCGCACTTCGGTACTCGCTTGAGGGCTTTTTTAATACAAAACAAATGAGCAAAGACCCGGCAGTGTTATTTTACACGAGCGATTTTTTAACAGGTACAACGTTGATGTCAAACGAACAAGTAGGTAAATACATACGACTACTTTGTATACAACATCAAAAAGGAGTACTAAGCGAGAAAGATATGTTGAAGATATGTGATTCATATGATGAAGACATCTATGAGAAATTCGATAAATCAGACGAAGGCTACTACAATAAGCGTATGAGAGACGAGTTCGAGAAGAGAAAGAAGTATAGTGAATCAAGAGCAAATAATCGTAAGAAGAAAGAAGATATGAGTAACATATGTAAATCATATGAAGAACATATGGAAAATGAAAATGAAAATGAAGATGTAAATAATACAAAGAGTAAACGCTTTGTCAAACCAACTCTAGACGAGTTAAGTCAATATATGGATTCAATAGGAATGAATGACGTATCAAACAAGTTCTTTGACTTTTATGAATCAAAGGGTTGGATGATAGGCAAAAACAAGATGAAAGATTGGAAGTCAGCAGTTCGCACTTGGAAACAAAACAATTTGAAAGTATCAACAAATCAACATAAACTTGCAACACTATGAATCTAGAACAAATGATACTATCAAACTTGCTGTTCTACAATGACGCAAGACATTACTTACCACAAATCAACAAGAATTGGTTCACAGAAGACTTCTCACGTCGTATCGTCGATGCGATGACACACTTGTACTACGACAATCAACCTGTTGACTTGGTGACGCTCTCAAAGCATTTCACAAAAAAAGAAGTTATTGAGATTATCAAGATACAACAAGAAGCAAGTGGTTTGACAAACATCAAAAAACATCTTCAAACTCTAGAATATAACTACATCAAACGAACGCTCGTCGATAGATTGTCACATTTGAATTTATCAAAAGAACTTGATGAGATGGTAAAAGACTTGCAGTCGATTCTTGATGAGACTACTTTCTCGACACACAAAGAGCCTGACTCAATAGTCAAAGTCACAAACAAAGTTGTTGACCAAATAGTAGAGAATAGTATCAAAGGTGGTGCGCTCACAGGCAAACAAACAGGATGGCGCTATCTAGACAAGTACATTGGTGGGTACAACGAAGGCGACTTGATTGTCGTAGCAGGTCGTCCGGGAATGGGTAAGACTGCAATCGCTCTCACGCTCACAAAAGACTTTGCAAAGTACAATCACAAAGCACTCTTCTTGTCGCTTGAGATGTCAAACGAGCAACTTGCAAAGCGATACTTGTCATTGATAGGCAACATCGAGAATTGGAAGATACGCAATGGTCGTCTAGAACAAATCGAGATAGACAAAGTCATCAACACAGCAAACAATCAAACTATCGAGTTTTACATAGACGATGACGTTGATACTTCTATCGCACAAATCAAAGCAAAGGCGAAGTTGCACAAGTCTCGCAAAGGTCTTGACTTACTTGTCATCGACTACATACAATTAATCAAAGGCACAAAAGCAAATCGTGAGCAAGAGATAGCAGAAATCTCACGCGGTTTGAAACTACTAGCAAAAGAATTAAAAATCACGGTCATCGTACTTGCGCAGTTGTCACGTAAGAGCGAAGAGAGACAAGACAAACGACCTATGTTGTCAGACTTGAGAGAGTCAGGCGCGATAGAACAAGACGCAGATATTGTGATGTTTCCTTTTAGACCTGCTTACTACGACACAGAGAAGCCTGACGTAGAAGAAGCGGAGTTGATTATCGCAAAGAATCGCAACGGTGAATGTTGCACAATACCTACTACATTTGAAGGCAAACTAACAGAATACAAAGAACGCATATGAAAACAATAAAACTAGAGAACACGATACTTGAAGACGAATACACTCGATATGTGTGTGAATCGTTTGACATTCAAGATTCGACAAAGACAAGTGTAGAAATACCTGTCAATTTTGCAGAGTGTAGAAACTTTGATTGGAACATTGGAGTCATCTACGGAGGTAGTGGCACAGGTAAATCAACTCTTTTGAAGCATTTTGGCGCGATTAGAACGATTCAATTCGACGAATCGAAGTCTCTTATCTCAAACTTTAATTGGTTGCAACCTAGCGACGCTTGTTTACTTTTGTCTTCAATGGGTTTGTCAAGTGTTCCTACGTGGTTGAGACCATATAGAACGCTGTCAAATGGTGAACAATATCGCGCACAACTTGCGTATCTTGTTGGTAGTGCAAAAGAACAAGAAGTTGTACTTGTGGATGAGTACACAAGTGTAGTAGATAGAGACGTAGCAAAAGCGATGTCTTATGCGCTTCAAAAATTCATACGCAAGAACAACAAAAAAATCATTCTTGCTAGTTGTCACTTTGATATTATGGAGTGGTTGTTACCCGATTGGACATATTCACCATTGAAGGGGCGTGTCGAGAGACACGACTATCTTCGGCAATCAAGACCAAAAATCGAACTTCAGGTATTTCGATGTAGATATGAAACTTGGCGTATATTCAAACACCATCACTATTTGACTGATGAATTATCAAAGAGTGCAAAATGTTTTGTTACTATATGGAATGATAAACCGGTTGCATTCAATGCTGTATTGCCATTGCCAAGTGGAACCATACAAAATGCTTGGAGAATGTCTAGAACAGTAGTATTGCCAGATTATCAAGGTATGGGAATAGGAGGCGCAATTAGTACATATATTGCAAAATTGTACAAAAGCGATGGGAAAAAATTTTATACTAAAACATCAAATCCAGCATTGTGGAATCAACGTGAAAAATCAGGTAGTTGGAGAGTGTGTATGGTAAATGACAATGTTGAAGCAACAAAAAAACAAAATGATAAATTAATAGCACAAGGATATAGCGGTCTAAAATTACGAAAGGAGTCTATCACAAAATCATTTGAATATATTGGAGACATATTTAATGATGAAAGAGTTCTTGATATTATTAGATTTGACGCAAACGCGTATAAAGATGTATCACAAAGACAAATATCTCTATTTTAATATGAACCACTTTCAAGATTTACACACCGCAAAGCAAGAAAATCGTAGAATGAGACTTCTACTTATCGAACAAAAGAATCAATACGAGAAATTGATAAACGATTTGAGACGAGAAATCTTACGACCTAAGATTGACATAACACAAACAAGCGCAAAATGGGCAGACGTTATGAGAGCAGTTTGTCAAATCTACAACATCACACCTGACGACATCTACTCAAAGAACAGAACTCAACACATACTCTACGCTCGACATACTTTTAACTACATTTGTAGACGTACATTGAGAATGTCACTAGAGTCGATAGGTAGAATCATTAATCGTGACCATTCGACTATCATTCACAGCGTACGGCAAACACAAGACTTGATTGAATATGACAGAAACTTCGCCAAGACCTATCAACAGGCTCACGGACTATTGGATTCTTATTGCAACGAAGAGTCTACAATCGTCGATACACATCTTGAAAGAAGAGAGCGATGTGTTGCGCACGAAGAAGCGATATGAGAAAGACGGCTATTTTGTAACGATTGAGAAAAAATAATTTGTAATTACAAATAATCTTTCTATTTTTGTAGTGTTGAAGAAGTCGCAAATCATCGAAAATCTAACAACTCAAAAGTGGGTCTTCGATACTTGTCTTCGCATCTCAAAGAACAAAGAACTAGCAAGAGAACTCTATCAATACTTTTTTCTACTACTACTCGAAAAAGATGACGCATATGTTGAGAAACTACACAACGACGGATACTTACAATGGTGGGCAATTAAAGTACTACACACAGCAATCAATGGTAATCGTCACCCATTTCAACAGAATCGTATCTACGACAGCGTTGACGTGTATGAGTGTAATCTATCAAGTGACGACAAAGACCATCTAGTACAAGAAGAAGACTATGAGCAAGAGAGAAACAAGATACGAGCGTACGACTTCATCATTGAGAGTTCTCATTGGTACGAGCGTGAACTCTTTAAGATGTGGCTTGATGGTAATTCAGCGCGTTCACTACATCGCAAGACAGGAATCAGCGTACGTGAGATACTTCGCGTCGTAAAACTTATGAAACAACTAGTACAAGAACAATATGAAAAAACAAACCCCAATGAAATTCGTCGATAGATTTATGACAAATCTCGCGAAACTACACGAAGAAGCAGGTGACACTTTTAGAGCGCAAGAAGTCAAAAGACTTCACAAGCAATTTGAAGGACTCATCGAACAAGAAGAAGAACTCTTGAAGAAAGCGTTTGTCGACGGCTACGAGACAGAACTCAACGCTCACTCTACAAAGTCACAAATACTAGCACAACTTTACATCAAAGAAAATTACTTATGACACATCTAGAAATCTTGGGTATCGCTTCATTGAGCATCATACTCGTAAACTTTGGCAAACCTGCTGACATTATCAAGACCTTTTTGTATGGTCCGAACCCTTTTAATTGGCGACGATTAAAGCCTTTTGACTGCGCATTTTGTATGTCGTTTTGGATTGGCTTAGGTTATTTTACTTATCACTATGGATTGACAGGCGTTCTTTATGCGTCAATTTCGACTATCATTGTAGCACTACTAGAGACAAAAATATGAACTTTGAAGACATCGAGTTTGTTGTATCACTTGAACCCAAATACAACACGTACAAAAAGACACAAGTCTTGTCATTAAATCCTGAAGAAGCGCATCGTTTAAGAAGCGTCTATCAATCTTTGTAGGGGCGCTCAATGCCATCTTGCTCAACTTGCTTTGTAGAGAGTTACTTCTCGCTATTGATTTTCTGTCAGCAGAAACTAAACTCAATCAAAGAACAAGCAGAATGGAGAGAGAAACAACAAGCAATCGAAAGAGCGACTATCGCAGACGACGAGCAACCAAAACGTAGAAGAAAGAAGAACAATGAACAACAATAAACAAAGTAGACAATGCAAACACCGATAGAAAAACTATTTGATTATCTTCGAGCAATGTACCCACAAGCAATGCCTCACACAGCAGAGCAAGAGCGACTACTAGTCGACGAGAAGATACATCTTCAAGAAGCATATAACGCAGGATTCTCTTACGCAAAGAAAATGTATGAAAGCAACACTTGAGTTTGACTTGACACAAGAACAAGAGCAATTTGAAGACGCTATCAATGGTTGGAAGTGGTCACACGCTATGTGGCAACTCGACCAATATCTCAGAACGAAAGTCAAGTACGCTAGTGATGACGCTCACGCAGAAGCAATCAACGCGTTTCAAGAAGCAAGAGACGAACTACATCGCATCTTAAACGAAGACAATCTTGAAATGAGATGAAGAAACACGTTATGACATACTTTAATCACTTTGGCTACGACATAAGCGACTTCATACCTTGCGAAGTTTGTGAACGCACAGCCGTTGACATACACCACATCGAAGCACGTGGAATGGGTGGCTCATCAATCAAAGATGTCATCACAAATCTTCAAGCGTTGTGTCGAGAATGTCACACGAAATTCGGAGACCAAAAACAATATAAAGACTTTCTCAAAGAGAAGCATCGAATCGCTTTGAGCAAGTGTCAGAATCGTGAGTAAAACGTGTAAACTATGCCAAATCCACAAAACCTAAAACCATTCAAGCCGGGAAACAATGCAAACCCGAACGGAAGACCAAAGAAACTAGTCACCCAACTAAAAGGACTAGGCTATTCAAAAGACGACATCAATCAAACGTTGATGAATATGGTCGCGATGTCACGAGAAGAACTCACAGAGATTGACAAGGGTAACGACTATACTATTCTAGAGCGCATCGTAGCAGGTGCGTTGCTCAAATCACACGACAAGAACTCTCTCTTCTCGCTTGAGACTTTGCTAACTAGAGTCCACGGCAAACCAAAAGAAGAAGTAGAGACGACAATCAAAACAGAAGAACCAATCAAAATCACACTTAAACTAGACTAAATGACAACTTACATCGGCAATGGATGGGAGAACGAGTACGGAATCAATCTCTCAATCAACATCAAGAAACTGAATGACGCTATCGAAAGCGGTGAACTAATCGTCAATCAATACGGTGACGTACGAATCAACTGCAAGAAGATGAAAGCACCTCACGAGAAATCAAGAGCGACTCACGCTGTGAGTGTACCACAACCAAAGAAAACTGAAGAATTACCGTTCTAATGAAAAAAAGTTGGAGAGGTAGCGATGTACTACCACCGCACGACGAAGACTTGAAACTCGTCATCAATCAAACAGACGAAGTCACTCTCGCTCGTTATATGGACGATATGTGGATTGACGAATACACGAATCGTTTGATTCACGTACGATATTGGATGCCTATCCCTATACCACCGAACGAATGAGAGTAATTCAGTCAGGACATATCGGTGATTTAATCTATTCCCTTTCTGCAACAAAGAAAGCATCGGAGTTGCACGGAGAGAAGATTGACTTCCACATCGGATTCCGTGAGCAGAACTCAACACCGAATCATCCCGGTGGTGGTTATTGTATGAACCCAATCTCGTATGCTTACATCAAACCATTGCTTGAGTTCCAACCTTACATCCAAAGTGTGCAGATGAACTCTCACGCTGACATCGTCTATGACTTTGACAAATTCCGAAGGCACGAACTCAACTTGAGTGCTGGGGATTTAAGAAGAAGCCATTTCTTTGTGTATCCCGAATTGACTTGTGACTTGACTCAACCTTGTGTGATTGCACCTGAACCGATTGAAGAGATGAAGGACACAATCCTTTTGAACTTTAGCACACGCTATCGCAACAATGACATCAACTACAAATGTCTCAAGGGTCACAAGTGCATCTTCTTTGGATACGAAGAGGAATATCACGCATTCTGCACACGCTTTCAGTTAGGTTGTGAACACCTAAAGGTGAGAGATGCTTTGGCATTGGCACAAGTCATTAACTCCGTGAAGTTGGTGATTGGGAATCAGTCATCAACCTTTGCACTTGCAGAGCAAATGAAAGTGAACCGAATGCTTGAGTCCTATCATCATTGCCCGAATGTGATTCCGATGGGAGGAGTCGCTTACGATTACAACAAGAACTACACCTTTGAAAAAATACTAAATGAACTTATTGATATTAACTGACGGAATGAATGGTGTGGTTTATCACCGCATCTATACACCGCATCTTCGTTTGCAGTTGGACGGACAAGCGACAATAGATATTTGCCAATCACAAGAGCAATGGATGACGGTTGACTTCTCCAAATATGACCTTGTTGTTTTCTCACGATGGTTGGGCAAATACCAATACGATGTGCTGAAGCGAATCGCTCAAGCAAAAACACCATACATCGTAGACGTTGACGACTATTGGGTATTGCCTAAATTCAATCCCGCTTATTGGGCGTATCGTCAAGGCATCAAGAACGCAATCAAAGACGCTCTACACTACGCAGACGGTGTCACTTGCACGACGAAGCAACTACTTGACCAAGTCAAGCAATACAACAAGAATGCAATCGTATTGCCTAACTGCTTAGACTACGAACACGAGCAATGGCGACACTCACGTCTAGACAACGAGAAATTCAAAGTAGGGTGGGTCGGTGGCATCACACATCACGAAGACTTAAAACTCATCGTTGATGACATTACTCGTCTAGGCAACGAAGGCTTGATTGACTTCTACTTGTGCGGTTACACACCTAGCGACATATGGGATTCAATCTGCTCAATGTTCAAAGGCGATTGGTTTCACGTCGTTCGAGGCACTAGCGCAAACGCTTACGGTGAAGTCTACAAACACTTTGACGTAGCAATCGCACCTCTACAAACGACAAAGTTTAATTCTTGCAAGAGCGAGTTGAAGATTCTCGAAGCGAGTGCGTACGACTTGCCTATCGTAGTAAGCGCGTGTGAACCATATCTCAATCACATCGACAATGGTGGTGTCATCTTCGCAAAGAATGACGAATGGTATGACTCAATAAAACAAGCACTCACAAACGCTTCTCACTTAGGTACTAGCAACGCGCAGTATTGCAAGAAGTTTCACGACATTAAATTGTGGAACATCGCACGTCTTAAATTCTACGAAAGCGTATGCAAATAGAGTACGTTCGCCCTCGATTGACTTCTTATCAAAAAAACATACTTGACTCAAAAGCAAGATACACAATCACAGCGGCGAGTACTAAAACAGGCAAGACTGCATCACACATCATATGGCTCTTCGAACAAGCACTCAAGTTGCGAGATGGTCAAAGCGTGTGGTGGGTTGCACCTGTATACCAACAAGCAGAAATCGCGTATCGTCGTATGAAGACGCAAGTCACAGACAAGAACTTCTTCTTGACGAACGAGTCGAAGTTGTTGTTGACTTTGCCGACAGGCGCAAGAATAGAGTTCAAGAGCGCAGAGAAGCCCGACAACTTGTATGGTGACGACGTGTACGCTTGTGTCTTTGACGAAGCATCACGAGCAAGAGAAGAGTCGTGGTTCGCTCTACGTTCTACACTCACCGCAACGCAAGGCAAATGTAAGTTGATAGGTAACGTCAAAGGCAAAAAGAATTGGTTCTACAAACTAGGCGAACGAGCAAAGCAAGGCGAACACGACTACGAGTACTTCAAGATTACAGCGTACGACGCAGTCAATGAGGGTATCTTGCAACGCGAAGAAGTAGAACAAGCAAAGAGAGACTTACCAAAACACGTGTTCGATGAGTTGTATCTTGCAGAACCTGCTGACGACAAATCAAATCCTTTTGGTATTGATGCTATTCGAGCGTGTTATCAACCTGTGACAAGCAATCAAGTCGTTGCTTATGGTATTGACTTAGCGAAATACACTGACTATACGGTCATCATTGGTATCGATGCGAATAATTGCGTATCATATTGCGAACGCTTTCAAGCAGATTGGGGGCAAACTCAACAACGAATCATACAACTAGTACAAAACACACCCGCTTTTATCGACTCAACAGGCGTAGGCGACCCGATAGTAGAGCAAATTCAACGAGCGTGTTCTCGCGCTCAAGGCTTTAAGTTCACATCTCAATCTAAGCAACAACTCATCGAGGGTCTAGTTCTTGCAGTACAACGCACAGAAATACGCTTTCCCGAAGAGCCTATCGGTTACGAGATGGAATCTTTTGAATACGAGTACACAAGAACAGGTGTAAGATACTCAGCACCTAGCGGACTACACGACGACTGCGTTTGCTCTCTTGCTCTCGCTTTAGATTGCAAGTCGAAGAACAAACCGGGACTTTTTTATTTTGCTTAACCCGTTACAAATTGAAACGCAATGAATTGGAAAAACATAACAATCGAACAACTACAAGAACTCGCTTCAATCAATCACTTTGAAGGCGTAGAAAGACGTGTACATCAAATCGCTATCGTCAAGCGTCTTGACATAGACGAAGTAGAAGAGATGTCGCTTGAGCAGATACTTAAAGAAGTAGAGAAGTTGACGTTCTTGAACGAACTACCTGACGACAAACCTTTGTTCGCTTTTAAGCACTACAAGAAACGCTATCGTCTTATCACGAACGCACAAGAGATGAACGCTCACCACTTTATTGAGTTACAGCAAATCAAAGCAGACGACATCATTGAGAACTTACACAAGATTCTAGCGATGCTATCGTACGAAGTAGACATCTTTGGTCGTCGCGTTCAAATCAACAAAGGTCAAGTCGCTCAGAACTTTGAGTCACGATGCGAAGACTTTAAGACGTTGAGTTGTTCATTCGCTTACGCTTACGCATCTTTTTTCTTGGCACTCTATCCGCAGTTGTTGACCGCTACCCTCGATTATTTGAAGCAGGAGATGAGCAACTTGAGCAAGTAGAGGTAAGTCCTTTCTCGTGGCTAGAACTCATCGACAAGATGGCAAATCGTGACAGAACAAAATGGGAGTTCTTTCTAGAGATGTCATTGATTGAGTTCTTCAACGCAATCGCTTACTACAAAGCACAAACGCAAGAGCGCAACAAACGACTAGAGCAAAGCGCAAACAAAGGATTTCAACCCTACGTCATCGCTGTTCTGAATGAGATGTTGTAACAAATACTAGTAGAAATTTGTTACTATATTTTGACACTTTTTGAGAATAGTGTCGATTTATAGTATACGCTTAAACATATAACTTGTCATAAAACGTACAAAACTATATGCGTTTGCGTATTATATGACACGTTAAAGTTGAATAATTGTGATAATGTCACAAAAAATCAACGTTAAAGTTGAAAAATCTCATCAAGTTTTTAACTTAGAGATACACAATCTATTGTGCAATTTGTGCAAAATTGAGTGCAATGAACCAATATAATGTGCAATTACTATCAACCTATAAGTTGATTTGAGACGAGAGTGTTGCTTCGCTATTTTAAGAAGTGGCACTCTCAATCACACAACAACCAAACGCAAACGCACCCGCGTACAATGATACGAACTTCGTAATCACAGAGTCTAGCGGTGCAATCTACACAAAAGACAATTTCAAGTTCATTTGTGAAGTAAAGCAAAACACTACTTCTCTTGCGAAACTCAAAGCACCTATCTACTACGGCTCTACAAACAAAGGTGTCTTCAACATCTCGCGCATTCTAGAGAACTACGTCACTTACGACTTCAACGTCAACGACACTCTCGCTAGTGGTTGCACAAATAGCGCGATGTCTTACAAAGTAGAGTTTGGCTACGAGTACTCAACTAGCGCGACAGGTAGTATCACAGAGTATACAAACTTGACAAGCGCAACAGGTAACGTGTGGAACGCATCACTCAACGCGATTGACTTGGTCAACTACAATGGTCAATACACAATGGATGGTGATGGCAAGTTCTTGACACCTATTCGCTCAAAGATTATTCATCGCACACAAAAAGACTTTCTCTACGCTATACGCAACACAGCGACAAGCGCAGTCATCACATACTCAAACGCATCGACTCAGACGTTGACGCTACCTAGCGCAACGATTGTGCGCATTCCTAGCGGTTCTCAGTTGACAATTCCTAGCGGTGCTACATACTACGACATCGTTCTCAAGAATGGTGCTACAACATTAAGCGAGACTTATCGCGTGAGTTTGATTGACGAGTGTACAAAGTACGAGACGACTGACTTGTTTTTCTTGAACTCTCTAGGTGGCTTTGATTCTTACAGATTTAATCTAGTTCGTCGTGACACATTTGACACACAGCGCAAGACGTACAAAGCAAACCCTTACACGCTAGGTGCGACATACGCTTATGAAACGTCTTCTTTCAACTCTAGAACTTACGACACAATCACGAGTCATCGTGTGAAGATGTTCTCGAATTGGATTACAGAAGCACAAAGCGAATGGCTCAAAGACTTGATTGATTCGCCTGTCGTGTTTGCGTACGATGGCACTACACTCGTAGCGGTGAACATCGAGACTGCGAACTATGAAGTCAAGAAGCACGTTCAAGACAAAGTCTTCAATCTAGAACTAGACATCGTATATTCGTTCGATAGTAAGAGACAAAGACAATGATAGAGATTTACGTCAATATACCCTTAAATTTAGCGCAAACAAATAACGTTGAATGGCAAAACGCTTTGCAGTTATGGCCTGATTCATTCACCGTTTGGGAGTCTTCATTTGGTGGGCAACAAATAAACGGTAGACTAGACACGTACAACAATATCTCGACTCTTATCACTCGCTCTATTGCAGACATAAGAGAGCCTCAATCGCGTTCTAGTGAGTGGTCGAAGACAATAACACTTCCCGGCTCTAAGAAAAACAATATGATTTTCTCGCACTTGTTTGAAGTCGAGCAAACCATCTCTTCTAGTGTTCAATTTACGCCTGATTTCAACCCTAATCTCAAAGCAAATGTCATCTTGTATAGTGACGGCATCGAGCAACTGAGAGGCTTCTTGCGATTGTTGTCGATTAAAGTTGACGATTCAACGCACATCACATACGAAGTTACACTTCACGGTCAAACTGCTGACTTGTTTACGACTCTAAGTGAGCGCAAATTGAACGCACTAGATTTTAGCGAGTACAATCACACGCTATCTAGTGGCAACGTCATTGATTCGTGGGCAACTCAAATCTACAAGAACGGCTCTACTCAAGCGTTCTCATATGGTGATGGCTATATGTACGCAATGATAGACAAAGGTCATCCTCGCAACATCACGCTTTGGGAGACAAACGAGTTCACGCCTTGCTTGTACGCAAAGACTATCGTAGACAAGATGTTCTCGAATGCGTCGTACACTTACACGAACGACTCGTTCTTCAATAGCGATAGATTCAAGAGACTTGTGTTGCCTCCGCCATCGTCGTTGACTATCGACTCAGCGATACTCGAAGCAAGACGTTTCAAAGCATCTAGAATCACGACAGCGCAATCACTAGATTTGTCGTCTACGCTTATCTTTCAAAACGATTCAACAGCAGGTAACTACGACAACGGCAACAACTACAACACAACGACAGGTCAATATGTCGCACCCGTAGGCGGTAACTATGTTTTTGAGACTGCGCTTGAAATAAACTACAATTCAACGGGATATATTCCTGTATATCAAGAAGACATTTGGCTAGTCTTTGGTCTGTATGTTAACGGAGTAAAGCGTACGACTGCGACTATCACGGTAGACTTTGGCTCACCTGCGTTTTCGATAAATTTGTACTTCTCGCCTAGCACGTTATTGAATAATGACATCGTAGAAATCAAACTCGTTCAAGTATACGACAACGCGAATAGTTACAACTTGACAAATAGCCAATTCTCTTTGACGATAGGAATAGGCTCGTATCTTGAGAACAACTTGACTGCGTTCACTTACGGCTATGGTGAGACGGTAGACTTCTCAGTCTTCTTGAATAGCGAAGTAAAACAAAGCGACTTGTTGCTCTCTTTTGTCAAGATGTTCAATTTGTATATTGAAGCAGATAGAGACAATCCCAAAGAGTTGAGAATCGTACCAAGAGACGAGTTCTACAATGGCTCTCAACTAGATTGGACGAAAAAACTTGACTACTCTCAAAGCGTCGAGATTGTGCCGATGGGTGAACTAGAAGCAAACCCATACAAGTTCTCGTACAAAGAAGGCAAAGACGAAGCAAACGTCTTGTATCAAGAATCGTATCAAACTACATACGGCTCTCGCACATATCAAGTCGAGAATCAGTTCGTCAAAGAAGAGAAGAAGATTGAAGTCGTTTTTTCACCTACTCAAATACGCTCTTACAACTCACAAAAGAACTTTGTGTTGTCGTATGTACCAAACGCTCAAGATGGTGACTTACGAGTGATGTACTACTCAGGTCTAGTCAGTGGTGTGAATTGGATGCTATACGCACAATACGCAGGTGTAGGTTTGAATCGTTCAAATCGTTTCTCAATTCCTGTCACTACGCATCTTGACTCTATTTCAAACCCTACGTTTGACATCAATTTTGGTATGCCTCGTGAGATAGGTCTAGGTGCAGGCTACAAATACACAAACGCGAATCTTGTCAATACGTACTACTATCGCTTCTTGACTGAAATCACGTCGAAGAACTCAAAGATTTTGAGAGCGTATTTTCGCATCACGACGAAAGACTACTTGAACTTGTCGTTTTCAGACGCTTACTTCTTTGAAGGTCAGTATTGGCGATTGAATAAGATTGAAGACTACGACCCGAATGGTGACTCTGTGTACTTGTGCGAGTTCTTACTTGCGCAGTTCATACAACCTGCTAGTGTAACTCAAAAGACAATCGGTGCAGGTACAGGTCAAGGTCAACAAGGCGAGACTTATGGCGACATCTATCCCGGTGGTAACATACCAATCAAGCCCGGCATCAAGGGCGTCTCAGTAGGCACTACAAATGGTGGCTCAGGTGTCTTCGTCGGTGAAGGCATTGTACAATCGTCAAACAACGACAACTCAAGTGCGTTCTCTAGCGTGAATACATCGTTTCTAGAAGGCGCAAACAACTCGACTGCTATCGTCTGCAATGACTTTGCCGTGACAAAGCCTGACACGTTGTACGTAGGCAACTACGAAATGTACCCATCTTTCTTGAGTGGTGGTGCAGTACGCACAGAGACAACAAACTACAACGTCACGAAAGACGATTGGTTGATTCTTGTTGACACAAGTGGTGGCAATGTCACTATCACTCTGCCTGACCCGACAGGATTGAGTGGTAAGACGTGGATAATCAAGAAACCTTTGAGTGGTCATCAAGTTACAATTAACACAGCGACAAGCGCACAAATTGACGGAAGTGATTCACACACTCAAACAACTCATCATTCATACGACGTCATCACAACTGATGGCTCACAATTTTACATCATAGGAGAAGGACACTAATGGCAATAAAATCAACCGTAGAACTAGAAGTCAAATCGAATCTCAAAGGATTCAAAGGCGAGATTCGTCAAGCGACGATAGAAGCACAAGAAGCAGTTCGAACTTTTGGCGAGTTTTCGCCTGAAGCAGTCGAAGCGGAGAAGAAACTTGCAAAACTGCGCGACAGAATGGAAGACTTCAATGACCGAGTCTCCGCTGTCAATCCCGACAAGTTCGCTCAAGTACAAACAATCGTACAAGGTGTCGCTCGTGGTTTTCAAGCCGCTCAAGGTGCAATGGCTCTATTCGGTAGCGAGAGCGAAGACTTGCAAAAGACGATGGTCAAACTTCAAGGCGCGATGGCACTTGCTGACGGACTCGAAGGACTTGGCAAAATACAACAACAATTTACAGCGATAGCGAAGAACATTAAAGGTGGTGTGATTCAAGCGTTTCAATCTCTAGGTCGTATGTCGACTCTTGCGTTTGGTGTCATTGGTATTGCGTTGACTCTTATCATTGCAAATTTTGACAAACTAAAAAGCGCAGTGATGGGCTTACTTCCCGGATTGTCTACGTTTGCTACTTTTATCGGTGGTCTTGTACAGAAATTTACAGACTTTGTAGGCATCACAAGCGCAAGTGAACGCGCTCTTGAGAAGTACAACAAAGCAACTGAAAAAAACAACGAGCAACTAGACAGAGAAATTGCACTCTTGAAAGCGAGAGGTGACGAAGTTGGTGCGTTTACGAAGCAACGTGAGAAACTAGACAACGAACTTGCTCAAGCACGTAGAAACTACGGCAAGAATAAGGAGAAAGAATGGGGCAAAATCATACTAGACTCAAAGAACGCTCTCGCTATTCTTGCAGAAGACGAGAAGAAGTACAACGCAGACAGAGCAAAAGAAGCAAGTGACAGAGCAAAAGAGCGTCGCGATGCAGTTCGTACGTTGAATCAAGAGTTGAGAATGCTTCAAGCAGACGAAGCAAACAAAGAGATACTAGGTCTGCAACAATGGTACGCAAACTCACGTAAGCAATACGCAGACAATCAAGAAGCACTTCTCGTACTTGAGAACATATACAACTACAAGCGTCAAGAATTGCGCGAGAAAGATTTGAAGAATGTTCAAAAAGGTATTAACAGAGAAATCTTTGACCACGAGTTCAAAGAAGCGCAAAAGACTACGTTGAGTGTACAACGCTATCGCAGAGAATACACAGAGCAAGAAAAATACGCGCTTCTAGTGAAAGCGCACTATGATGAGTTGATTGACTTTGCTCAAGGGTTCTTTGATGTAAGCGCAGAACTCGCTGAGACTTTTGCACGTAAAGACGAAGAGTCACAAAAGAGAGCATTTAACTTCTCTAAAGCGATGAAGATTGCGTCGACTATTATGGCAACAATCGAGGGTGTACAAAACGCGTTCAAGACTGCGCAAGATTCACCGATTACTCTTGCCGTTCCTGCTTACCCTTTCATTCAAGCAAGTCTCGCAGGTGCATTTGGTGCCGCTCAAATAGCAAAACTTAAAGCAACAAAGTTCAATTCACAACAAGCAACTCAACAAAGTGGTGGTGGTGTACCACAAATGAGCGCACCACAAACGACATCGTCTCTACTTCAACAAGGAGGCAACGAACAACTCACTCAACAACAACGAGTATACGTTCTAGAAGGCGACATCACGCGCACTCAACAACAAGTATCGAACAACAAAAAAGTATCTATTGTCAAATAAACGCTATTTAAGACTATGAATCTACCTATCTATCGACTAGACATCAACGAGTTTGACGAAGAAACAGGCATTGACTTTGTGTCGCTTGTTGAAGCACCGGCAGTCGAGAGAGACTTTCAAGCATTCAATCAAGAGTTTGTAGAACCACAAGCAAATGAGAGCGAAGAAGAGTTTGTTGCGCGTTGTATACCTGTAATGGTTAATGAGGGCAAAGACAACGAACAAGCAGTCGCAATCTGCTACGCTATGTATCAAGACAAACAAACATTCTTTGAAGACTATCCACAAGGCGCAATCGACAACGCTCAACGTGGTATCGACTTAAACGAGAAAGTTGACAACAAGTGTGCAACGCTAGTGGGCAAAGCAAGAGCCAATCAATTAATCAATCGCGACAATTTGTCACTTGAAACTATCAAGCGTACTTATTCGTACTTGTCTAGAGCGAAAACATACTACAACGCAAATGATACAGAAGCGTGTGGCACTATCTCGTACTTGCTATGGGGTGGCGATGAAATGCTACGCTATTGTGAAAAAGTTCTAGACTTAAAGAGCGAGAAGTTCTCTATTCAAGACGAAGAGAAGCGCATCGTGAGTGGTGTTGCTATGATTGCAGATATGCCTATCTATCGTCGTGACGCTATTCGTGGTGAGTACTACGTCGTGTTTGACAAAGAGTCTATCTTCAAGATTGCCAAAAAGTGGGCGCGTTCAAACAAGTACGACAGCGTCAACGCACATCACAAAACACCAATCGAAGAAGGTGTGTCTTTGTTCGAGTCTTACATAGTCGACAGAGAAAGAGGTGTTATGCCTCCAAAAGGCTATGATGACGTAGCAGACGGCTCGTGGTTTGTCTCTTACTTAATAGACAATGATGACGTGTGGGCAAAAGTCAAAGCAGGAGAGTTCAAGGGCTTCTCTGTCGAAGGTGTCTTTGATTTTGTAAGCGAACTCAACGAAGACTTACAAGTCATCGAGCAACTCAAGCGCATCTTGTCTCAATGGGATGGTCAATAAAATTGCAACACAAAAACAAAAAATATATTTTACTATGATGAACGCAAAAGAAACTTTGAAGCAAGTCCGCACATTGTTGGGATTTGAAGAAGAAAAAAGTATCTCTTTCGACACAGCGATGTTGAAAGATGGTACAATCGTAAAATGGGAAGGCGAGTTGTCAGTAGGTACTATCGTAATGGTAGAAACTGCTGAGGGCGATATTCCTGCACCAAACGCAACTCACGAACTTGAAGATGGTACTCTTGTCACTACTCTTGATGGAATTGTGACAGAAATCGTAAAGCCCGAAATCGAAGTACCTGAAATCGAAATCGAAGTTGTAGCGACTGAAGAGTTCGCAACCGTATCTCACTTCAACGAAGTAGTAGAAAGTCTTGAGTCTAAAATCTCCGCTTTGACTGCTTCTATCGAGTCTTTGGTTGCTGAGAGAGTATCTCACAAAGAAGCGATGTCTAAAGTCGTTGAATTGGTTGAGAAAGTTCTTGACTTGCCTAGCGACGAGCCTACTAAGAAACCACACGCGCCTACAAAGACTGAGTCTCAATTTGAGAACTTGAAGAAATTTGCAAACGCATTGAAAAAATAAACAAATAAAAAAACAAAAAAAATACTATGTCATTCGTTGTATCTTCCTTGAACAATTACACCAACGAGCAGTCAACTGACTTGTTGGTAAAAGCGTTGTTCGGTTCTAAAACCGCATCAACCTTGCAAACTGCCGGTCAAGTACAAGTAGGTGTTAAGTCATCTGCTTCTTTGAACTTGTTGGCTTCTACCGTTTTCTTCCAAGCCGACGGCTGTGGTTACAATCCAAGTGGTGCTACTACTTTCACTCAAAGAAACATCACCGTTGGTGCTGTTAAAGTTGAAGAGACTTTGTGTCCTAAGACTCTTGAAGCAAAGTGGATGCAAACTCAAATTATGGCAGGTTCTCCTACTATGATTCCTTTCGAAGAGCAAATCGGTTCTGAGAAATCTGCTGTCATCGCTGAGAACATCGAGATTGCTATGTGGCAAGGTGACACTGCAAGTGGTAACCCTAACTTGAATCGTTTTGATGGTTTTAACAAAATCATTGCGGCCGCTTCTCCAACATTGGCTAACTCTGCACCAACTGCTTTTGCTTCTATCACTAG